CCTACACGACTTACGTTTCCGAGGTGGACACATCTTACCCAAACGGGATTTATGAAATCTATCAGTACACGGCAGATGGCTATGGTGGTTTTACTGGACCACATAGCACTGCAACGACTACTGGAAGTTACTATTCCGCTGGAGACCTAATCACCTTCCAGATAGACTCTTATTCTGGTGACGGGGTGGAGGTTAATTACAATTGGTACTTCCCTCTCAGAGTGGGCTACAAGATTACTTGGGATGGCTCTGGTGGCTACAGTTACATTACTAGTTGGTATGCCTCAAGCGGGTCATGGTTTGCCTCCGATGAATGGAATAATTATTACTGGAACGGCTCGGGGGGCTACTACACTGAAGCCATATGACATTTAGAAACTACCATGGCTCAGATAGGTCTTCCACCGCAAGGTCTGCCATGACTGGCGGAGGCATGGCCATTAAGAGGCTTGCAAGGGAAACAGGAAGCCAAGAGCCTCCGATTTTTACCATCAGTGCCACCGAAGGTGAGACGGCTTCCGCAACCATCTCTGGCACCCACCCGAACTGGCACATAGAATTGGTGCTACCACGTGGTCAGGATGGCACCGACGGCATTGATGGCACCAACGGATACTGCGAGTGCAATTGCGAGTGCTGTAACGGCGGCGGCGGAGAAGAGCCACCACCATGCGAAGACCCTTACCTTCACGCTGGCGAAGAAGGCTGGACTTACGATGGTTGCAATTGGTCGTACACAGAACCGCCAGTATAATCTATGGCTAAAGAAATCCAACAGGACGGAGACATCAAGTTCGACGGGTTCGCATCCTATCCGAACAGTTGCACCTTCTCTGGTGACTCTGGCCTGCTTGAGTACTCCGAGAACATGGAACTGATTGCTGGCAAGGTGATGCCTAGGCTTGGTTACATGCTGGCTGGCACTGCGTCTGCTCCAGTAACCTACGCTTGCACCGCACAGTCCAGCAACGGAGATAGCATCCTTCTCTGGGGAGCGAACCAGCGTTTCAACTGCCAAAGCGGAACGTTCACTTCGGTCAATCTGGCGGCAAAACAAAAAGCCCGTGGTCAAGGCTATCAGGACGCATTGACGATGGAGACTGCTGACACTGACTTTATCAGTGGGGCAAACATCGTCGAACGGCTGGTTACGGCAAAAGGGGATAAATTGAAGTTTTCCCTTTACACTGGAGTTGCTCCATACGAGCCCGATTCGGCTTATCTGGTTCAGGGAACCTATGATTCGATTCAGGCAATCATACCAGACCTTAACTCTTTCACTGTTTTAGGCAAAAGGAGCGTCTATCAGGTTCAGGCTGGCCTTGGACGTCAGGCAAACATCGACAGGAAGCCAGAACAGGCAGTATTCCATAAGATTAACAAACTCTCTGAGAGCGATGGCGTCGTAGGACCAGACGCATGGGCTTATTTGGGAGGAAACATCTCCTTCTTGGACCATGACGGAATCAAGGTTTTCAGCGAAGGTAAGTTTGGAGAGGGCGTTCCTCCGATTTCGGACACAATACTTGATGTCATCAGGAACATCACGCCAGAGAAACTGGCAGAAGTTTCTGCGGTTGGCCTAAAAACGAGAGCCTACTACGCCATGCACCTCGGCTCGCCGTACAACAAAAGCGTCGTTTTGGTTCTGAATAGCGACAACAAGGGAATCTTTGAGTCCTTGCATGTTTACCCAGAAAGCATCGACGTCCTCGCCGTAGCCAGAAAAGACGGAATCCCACGTGTATGGGGAATCAACAAGGCCAGCGGACGAATTTATCTGCTCGAAGAATCTAGCACCGACAACGGGACTCCTATTGTTGCAAAGATTAGGAGCAGAAACTACCTTTTTGCCACGCACGGAGAAAAGCGTTTCGAAAACTGCTACGCATACCTAGACACGATGGGTGATGCGTCGGTTGAATTTTACTTCATCTCGACCAATCCAGATGGAAGATGGCTACTAGATAAGTTCAGTGGGAACCTAGGCACAGCGGTTAGACGTGCTTTGGCCAACAAAAAGTCCATGTTGGGCAAGTTGGAAATAGTCGTAAAATCTGGCAGGCCTGAAATCATGAGCATCGGAGTCGAAGCCTCCACTGTTGGTCGCTCAATCTTCTCCTCATTCTGATGCCTGACCCAAATCCAGAACTTTACCCGCCATACGCCAATCAGACGTATGTAAAGGTCCACGAAATGAATACCTATGGCGTAACTGCCAGTGGGTATGCCATCAAAACGATTGTCAGTTGGCTTAGTGTCAACGGCGGCGGCTTTCAGGATACCTACGTAAGCGGACCAGACTACACCGACAAGGCTAAGTATCAGGTTGTTGATGGTCTTATTGGTTTGGTATGGGTAAGGAACGCCAGTACGCCATACGTAAGGGTTTCTAGCGGTTCTGGAGTGCCACTGGCATTTGATAGCATGTCGAAGGCTTCAGCCGCCATTCAGAACCTTCCAGCAATTACGGATGGAAAGTATTCCTTCTGGGGCAGGAACCCTAGGTTCGAAATGGCTCAGGCTCTTGACGCCTACAAGCAAAACGCCGATGAATTCGCATCAGTTGATGCACAGATTACGGCTGGCCTTACGGCTAGGAATGTAACTAACGCCAACTCGATTTACAACTACGTCGCAGGGAAGGTAATCAATCAAGATTCCAACCAGCAATACGTGCTTGGGCTTTCTGCGGCCTCTGGTGGCGGTCAGAATACTACTTATTTGGCTAACTCTCTGTCGGCCACCCAACTACAAAGCATCGCTGAGAACGCCTTCAAGGAGGCATCCTCTACGCCGATTGTTAGTCCGTTTGAGTCTCCGCTTGTCGCCGAAGCCCACTCTCAGGCCGTCGAAGCCAAAAACGCTGGAGAAATCCGTGACCAGCAAATCAGGCAGTCTATTTCCTCTGCTCAAGGCGTACTTGATGCACTTAGGGCAACGAGCACGTCTGAGACAGACTACGCATCCATTATCATCGGAGCCTACGGACAACTCGGGGCCGCAAGACAAACTTAATTATGGACTATCAATATCTAGGAGGCGGTCAGGAAAGCGGAAGGTCTTCCGTCGGGCAGGCCCTCGGACAAACCTATTCACCACTTGAAAACATGCAGAAGATGAGCCAGATGTTTGCCGAAGAAGGCCTGAGCAACTCTGCCGCAATGAGGCGTCAGATAGTGTCGTCTGGAGCACAGGCCGCCGAAAGCCAGATGGCACGGAGCGAGCAACGCAGGGTTGCCTCTGAGGAGCAGAGGGCGAAACGAAGGCAACAACTTGCCTACTTAGGCGAACTCATCAACGAGCAGGAAATGCTTGCTGACGCCGCCATGGACAGCAACGACCCAGAACAGATTAGGCGTGTTCCAGAAGTTCTTAGGAACGTCGCAAGGATGAAGGGCATGCTCCAGCAGGGAATCAATTATGACACGCTTGAGGGAATCCTGAAGAGGAACACGGAAACCGAATCCCTTGAGGCAAATACTGCTGGCAATCGTGGTGCACTTAGGGCCCCAGAGCAGAAGGAAAAGCCACAGCAAAAGCCTTCTGGAACTCAGGCAAAGCCTGAACAGAAAAAGGAAGAGGGAACCAGAAAGGTCGCCTCTGCCAGAAAACAAATTTCAATAGACTAAAATGGCAAAAACACCACGTGTATCATCTAGGAGTAGGACATCTTCTCGCTCAAGGAAGCCGAAAACGGCTGGCGGAGGAAAACCGCCTAATGGCGGTGGCGGAAGTGGAACTCCCGCACCGAATCCAGCACCAGCCCCAGTCGCACCAGTTGCGAGTGGTGAAATGCCAAACTGGTTACAAAAGACTCTTCTTCTGGGAACTGTCGGAGGTGTTGCATACAACAAGGGCGTAGCAGAGGGAACCGAAGCCGCTGGAGGCGGGTGGTCCGCACCTGCCGCCACTCCAGCAAACACGGCAATCAGCCCAGATGACGTAAAGGCAAACGCCAAACAAGAAGACAAGAAGCCTGAAGATAAGCCAAATTCCGCTACACCCGCTGGAAGTCCTAACACTGGCTCTAGCACCAAAACCCCCGTAGCCGAAACTAACAGCGTCGGTGCCAACGCAATCACTCCAGAAGAGGTTAAGCAAAACCTTGAGATGGACCCAAACTCCTCTGGAAAGCCTTGGGGTGAAAGGTCTGGAAATGCATACAAGGACGCCACTGGAAGGATGGTCACGGATAATCCAGTCGCTAGGGCACAACAGGCCTACCTGAATCAGTATGGAATGCCTACCGCACGACAGCGTGACATGGACCTTAATGCTCAGTTGTCCGACAGGAATAGCCCCCTTTATCAGGCTTACGACAGGATGACTGGCGGTTCGTTGACCAAGCAGAGGGAGTGGGAAGCGGACAAGGAAAGGCGAGCCGCCCCGCAAAAACTTCTGGAAGGAATCACCCCAGAACAGCAAAAGATTTTGGCTAAGTTTCAGGCAACTGGAGAAGGTCCAGAACCTAAGTACAAGATGCCAGAGGCTGACTACAGGACCACGCCAACGCAGGTCGCCCAGCCAGCCCAGCCAGCAACAACCAACCCAAGCGGAGTAGTTGCTCTTAATGGCGTTGACCCTTCTCAGTTTACGCTTGGTGGAGGTGGTGGTGCTAACCTTGCCCCGCAAGGCGGAACCATCGCAACGCAGGTTCAGAATCAGGCGTCAACGGAATCCCCAGTGGCAACCTCCAGCGAAACGCTGACGGACTCGGAAGGGAATCCGATTGCCGTTATGGATGAAAATGACCCTTGGGTTCAGGCCCAGATTGCCGCCGCAGAAGCGGAGCAAGAGCGTCTAGATTCCATGAACGTGAATCCCCAAGAAGATAGGGCGGCCCAGAGGCAGGACCTGAGGGACAGGACATTTACTCAGGCATCTTTTGATAACCTTTCTTCGCTGGGTCAGTTTGCCGACGAAGCATGGAGGATTAAGTCGTCCGCAGGTGCTTATGGCCTTGGGAAAACTTTGCTAGGTAAGGGCAATCTATCTGGCTTCAGGGATACGCTTTACGCTATTAATCCAACAAGGGCTTCGTACGTTCCTCAGTTTGTCGCAAACGCAACGCCACAGCCAGTTGCAAATGCAGTAAACAGTGCACTAGGCAGGAACATCACGAAAGATGCCACCGCCGCTGGAGCAAAAGCCTTAAAGAATCCGAGTGTCGGACAAATCGCAAAAGCAAACAAAGCGAACACGTTCTTTGCTGGACTCAATGCTGCTGGTGGCCTTGCCGCCGCTTACAATGAATTCACTGGAGACAATTACGACCCTTACGCACTTGTCGGACTTGGGGAAACCAAGTTCGGAGAAAACTCTGGACAAAAAGGCAAGCGTGCCAATGCCCAACAGTGGGCTGGCAAAGAAGGCTCACGCTACGTCGGAGCCGCCGAAGCGATGCTCAACAACCTTACAGTAGGCGGTTACGACGCCATGAGGGCCAACATGTGGGGCGGTGATGACTACATCGCACAGCGTGGTGGCGTCGTTGATGCTGACCCTCTCGGTGCTGGCTCCGCCGCAGAAAGCCTAGGTGATAGGTTCTGGGGATGGCTTGACGAGGTTCGGAATCCAAAGAGCAATGCAGTAAAGGCACATGAAGCACAAAGGAGGAGAGAGTTCCTAGCCCGACAGGTTAAGGCCAACGCTGGCCAACCAAACACGTAAATTTATGGCTAAAAACCCAAGAAGGGGCGGAAAGCCCTCAAAGAAACCTAAAAAGAACCTAAGGCCAAGGCCAAGGCAAACTAGTAGTTCTAACCAATCTGCGGGTGGCCCCGCCCAGACTGCCCCAGCCCAGACCATTCCAGCACCCAATCCGCTTTCCATGGGGGAAAGAGGAAGACTTCTCGGGCGAGAACTCGGCCAGAAGGGCGGAGAGTACGGAAGAATGGCTGGTTCCGCAGGCGTCTCAGCACCTCTCGGATTTGCAGAGGGAGTTGGCCAGTCGGTTGGCGGAGCAGTTGCTGGAAACCTTGGCTCTATGCTCGGCGGTGCCGCCGCCAAATACGGAACGCTTTACTACGCCTTGAACAAACTCTACCCACTCGCCGAGTCTGGATGGAATAGGATGACGGAATCTGCCGAAAATAAAGAAGTTCGTATCAAGACAGAACAGCAGAAGAAGTACGAGAAAAAGGTTTCTGACGCAATCATGGGGAGCCGAACTGACGGATTTACGATTGATGACCTTGATACCGCCGACAAGTCTCAGGACGCAGGCTGGCGTGAAGCAATTGACGGGATGAAAGACGACGAGTATGAAAAACTCGCCTCTGATTCCATCAAGGCGAACGACCCAAACATGATTTGGAACGCAGTCGTCAGGAAGGCTCAGGCCGCTGGCAAGAAGGTCAATGCATCCAAGCCACTCTACCTGCCCAACACCTTCACCAAGGGCGGTAAGACCTACGCCTATGCCCTAGACGCCAGCGAGCGTGACGACAACAACAGGCCTAAGGTAAGGTTTGTTCCAATTGAAATCGGAAAGAGGCCGTTTGAGCCAGAATCCAAATGATTGACGAAGAATACCAGCAGGAGCCAGCAGAGCAACAGGAGCCAGATTATGGCTCCGACATGGCCAGCATGGTAAGACAGCAGTCTATGGCACCGACTGGCTTCGACCAAATGACCGAGGCACAGCAAAACGTATCCATGGGATTCAGCCCTTGGGCACACGTGGGCAAGAACTCGCAGACCAAGCAACTCCAACAGGCTAGGTCTAGGGTTTCTATGATGCCACAGCAGGAGCAAAAGGCTCCAGACCCTAGGATGAAGGACGCACAGTTCTACGCTGGCCTTGGAGACTACGGAGCCGCCGAAGCCCTTATGAAGAGCAAGGGCGGTGCCATCTTCCAGATGGACGAGGCCCTAGAGTTGGATGACGTCGATGAGCAGGGCAAAGTCATCAAAAGGAAATTTACTTTTGGCCCAAAGGGTATTTACAACTACAAAGGAATGTCCGTCCCAGCCCACATGATGGCTAGGAAGGCTGGAGTCGGTTCCATCCCGTTCAAGGGTGGCGACGAGGCGGCTAGGAACTACAGGGGAACCCTGTCCAAGTTGTCCAAGATGAACAGGGAACTAGCCCAATTGGAGTCCCTGTATCGAAAGAATACATACCTAAGCAGCCTAGACCCATCCGAAGACGCCGCCATGGCTAGGATGCTGGAATCCAGCATCAAGACAGACTACCTAGCCCTCATGAAAGACATGAAGGGCATGGGGGGCTCCGTGTCCGACAATGACATGGCTATCGCTTCCCACATGGTGCCCCAGAGGGCGTCGTCTGCGATTACTAGGCTTGGTGGAAACGAACTTGCTATCCTCAGAAACGTAAGGGAAAGTGCGATGCGTAAGGCGATGGAGGTAGGCGAAGCCAATGGACTGATGCTCATTGACTCCACGCCGAAGGCCAAAGCCAACTCATACTTCCAAAAAGGCGTAATCGACACCCAGCCCCAATGATTAACGAACAGGATGGCCCTAACGAACCAGAGCAGATTGACCCAGCACTGATTGACCAAGCGGTTAATGAGGCTAGGACCGAAGGCCTAAGGCTTTCCTACAATCTCACCCCAGAGGAGCAGGGGATTTCTGATGGCGTCGAGGGCGGGAATGAGCCAACTCCAGATGAAGTCTGGGAGTACTTTGCGGCCAACAGGACCAAGACCTTTGATAAGACGACCCCAGAGGGCAGAAGGCTCTACGAACTGTTCAGGATAGCCAATAAGGACCGAAACAATTTCACGATGGAAGCCGTCAAGCAGATGGCCAACATCGTAGCAAAGGTCCCGTTTGACATCGCCAGCGGTATTGCAAGGAATCCATCAAAGGTCCCCCTCTCCATGGTCGATGGCATGGCGAGGGATGTGCGTGACCTTTATGGAATACTAGCACAGTCCGAAGACCCAGATTCTTTTCTTTTCAGGTTCAAGGACTACATCAATGGAACTGGAACTATCGAAGACCAAATTGACCAGTTCAATGAGGCTAGGTGGTTCAATAATCGTTCCGCTGAACTTGAGGAAGGGAAGACAACTGTCCTAGAAGACTGGGTTCCAGAAGACTATAAGGGCTTCGTAAAGAACCTCATTGACCCTAAACTTGCGAATGCACTTTCCTACATCGGACTAGAAACCCCGCACCTGCTACTTAGCCCACTAAGGAACACTGGAAAAAGGGCAATCAGGGACTCCGTAAAGTCCTACAAGACTGGCGTGATGGCACAGATTGCACAGGAGGAAGCAACCGCCGCCGCCTCCGAGGCTCTCGGTTCACTTGGCTCTGCTTGGAGAGATAATTTCGACACAGTTGCAAAACGCATGAAGGACTTTTCCATGCGTGTTACTGGCTCCACTATCGCTGGAACCGCAGATGTTGTCGCAAAGCCTTTCTCGTATGTACAACAAAAGATTGCCCAAGGTTCAACTGCGGTTGCTGAAACCGCTGGCTCGAACCCAACTGTCCTCCGTAACGCCGCCCAAACTGCTCTTGCCGACGCTGGCGAAAGGGCAGTCGGCGAAGGGCTCACCCTTTCGCCCATTCGTTCAACGATTTTCTCGCTTGGTGTAAAGCCAATCACCGAGTACGCCAGCGTGCTCGGAAATGAAATCGTAGATTACGCCAACGGCGTAGTGCAGGTTAAATCCCAGAACATGGGCATGGGCATGCTTGAACGGCTTGCCACCAAGAATGGTAGCAGGGTTCCGATGAGTGCTGAAGCACTTGCCGTAGCCAAGTTCACCAATGTCGTTGTCGGTTGGCCAGCATCCATGGCCGTCCCAGTCCTGAAAAGGGCTGTCGGCGACGCTGCCTACATGGGCACGCTTGGATACCTGTCGGCACGTGGTGCTGGTGCGGCCAGTGGCGTAGGCATCGGCTTCGCTTGGGGTGGCCTTTCTGGAAGCCTCAGGCACGTCCATAACGTTTACAGCCAGAATCAGGGACATCTCTACATGATTGAGAACTTCGACAGTTCTCAGATTAACATGATTGATTCCAAGAGCCCTGATAACGCACGCCACATCAGGGCTACTCTCAAGGCCGTAGATGCCATGGGAGACAATAGGATTAGTGCTACTGTCAGGGCTGTCTTCTCCCAGTCTTTCACTGCTGACCCAGAGTTCCAGTACAGGTTCGGAACTAGGGAAGAACTCATCAAGGAGTTCGGGCCACAGGATGCGATTTCTAAGATGGCCGAAAACGGCCTAGGCTCAGAACTCGAGGTCGAAAAGAATGGTGCCAAGATGCGTATCCAGTGGATTAACTCCAAATCTGCTACGCCAGAAACGATTGCACACGAACTGGCCCACGGACACCTCAACAACATCTTTAAGCATGATGCCGATTCCGTAGAAATCGTAAGGCAATTCTTCGGAGAAGGTAAGGATAAGGGCGTAATTAGCGACGAGGCGATGGCCCATCTTTACGCCGATTACAGGAGCAAGTTTAAGTTGGAAACCGACTCACAGTACTTTGCTGGAATGAGCGAAGAGCAGGTGAGGGCTGTTAAGTTTGAAAGAGCCCTGAAGGGAATGCGTAGCATCCTGAACGACATGAGGACTGCTCAGGCGGGTGAGCCAGCAATTTTTGACAGGCCATCTAGGACGGACGATGGAAGGATGATTCCAGAAGTGCTCAAGAATAACCCAGACCTAGAAAGCCTAGTTCAGGAGACTTTTGCATACTCCTTTTCGAACAGCATACTGAATAAGAGCCCAGACTTCTTCCTTAGGAACCCAGAAAGCAGGAGCCTGCGTGCTGGACTTGAAAACCTTTACATGCTCCACACTCAGCGTCTTGTCACAAAGATTGAAGAGGCTGGAGTTCTAATCAGGCCATCTAATCCAAATAGCCCAAACCCGAACTTCCAAGCGTTCATGTGGGAGGATGGAAGGTATCTTCACATCCCAATGCTCGATGCTTGGACTCAGCGTATCATGGCTCAGGCCATGCGTCATGGCGACGTAAACGTATCGCTGATGAGCCCAGAAAGGGCTGACGCCTACTTCAAGCAGACTGGCAAGGAGAGGTTTGCCAACGCAGTAAAGGGCGGAAAGGTCATGAAGGGGAAGGCGGAGGTTGACGAAATCATCACCCGCAATACCGAAAAGATTGCAGACGCCTTAGACGCACTCCCAGAAAGCGAGCGTCCTAGGTTTAACGTGGACCAGAACGGAAACAGGACCCTCGACCTGACCACGCTCAATAAGAAACAGTGGGATTCGGTCATTAATTCTGGTGCTTACAGCAGGTCTGAAGTTGATGAACTGAGGGGACTGACCGAAGTCGTAAGGAATACCCGTGCTGGAAAGCCAGTCTTCAACACCTTTATCTCCCAGTATCTTGGACGCACTCATCAGGTAGTTATTGATGGTCAGGTCAGGCGTCTGACTGGTAGCGACGTCCCAGTTACGAACAGGCATTTCTCCCCATACGCAATCGAACTTAGGTTCGATAAGTATGACGAGTACGGCAACCCGCTGAAAAAGCCAAAAGGCCATGTAACTGTTCATGCCGTTGACGTCCGTGTTCTTAATCGTCGAAGGATGAAACTGTGGCAGAGGGCTGACGTACGCTCTCTTTTCACCGACTTTGGCCACTACACTAGGACCTTCACGGACTACATGCACAACCTCTCTCAGGACTCCTCCAGCAGGAAGACGTCCGTTGAGAGGTTCAAGCCAGAGTTTGGCGACAACGCCGAGGCTGTCAGGGATGTCATGTATGAAACTTTCGGCGGCAGGAAGCGTATGGATGAATCCTTCATCAACGCACCTAAGTCTGGCTATGCTGGCAACGCCGACGGCCCTAACTACCCTTTCCACTCCCTCAGGTTTGAACTTCTCGCCAACATGCAGAAGCAGACCTCGGTGTTCCAAGAGACATTTGGAACCGACCTAGGCAACCTGCCATACAACCACGTCAACGCATACGAAGGCGTAAGGCGTAACATGATGGTTGGTGGATTCGTGGAATACCCAGTCGGTCAGGATGGTTCCTATTGGTCTAACCACATTGGCTACGAAATTAGGAAGAACGGAGGAAAACTATCCCTGTTCAGTCCGTTCGGTGCCCTCGTAGGCTCGTTCAAGACTCTGGCCAAGGCTCAGTCCTACGCAGAGCGTCACATGAAGAGCATCCCTCAAGAGGAGGGCCGTGGATTTGTAGGAACCGAGCAGGGTCCAGCCCCAGAAGGCGACTTGGAAATCAAGACCTCTTTGGCTGACGTTACTAGCCTTTCGGCCAACATGATGGTCGGCAAGGGCGGATACTACGAAGCGGACGTTCGACTTGATGGAAACGACGCTTGGGACAATTTCGTGGCCGATGCCAAGAATTTCAAGTTCAACAGCAACACTCAGGCTCGAAACGAAAACTGGTTCTACCAGCAGGCGTCAATTACACTGAAGGACATCTTCAAGAAGGACAGCAGGCTGATTGCCGACTATCCTTTCATTGGGGACTTCGAAATCGTAGCGAGCCCAATGGCCGTCCTTCATGGTGGATACTCAGAGGGAGTAACCTCCTCTAGGAATAGTCGCACCATCCTGACTTTGCCAGTGTCCATGATTGAGGGTGGCATGGCAAAGAACGTCGAAAAGAGCCTGAAGGCCATGCTTCAGGTTAAACTTCAGGAACTTATCTCTTTTAGCGATGGGGCCGTTGACTCGAATAGGCTAGCCTATGTCGATGGAGACTTGAGGTATTACGGAAACACCAACGTAATGGCCTCACTTAGGAGGTTCACTGGAGAACTTGAAGAACTGAAGAAGACGAACCCAGACGCCACGCTTAGGGATGTCCTAGAAAACGAGGCTTCCAGTAACATCGAAGATGTTCTCACTGATTACTGGAAGTACGATGCTACGACAAAAAGGATTGGCCTAGTAGAGATGATGTTTGGTGTCAGCGGAAGAAGGACTAATCCGCATGGCTTTACCAAGCAGGAGCACGCCTTAATAACGAATCACTTCAGCGGGATAATCAATTCGTTCAGCGGAAAGAACAAATCGTCCTATGTTATTCAGGCCATGGGCTCTACGTTCCTCTACGTAAACCCAAGCGTACTTAAGGTTTCTTCGGCACTAGAGCAGGTCCTGTCTAGAAACGTACCGAGCAACATCAATCTCGGCAAAGGAATAACCACCTACAGGAAGGCCTATGACAAGGTAATGATGAATGGATTCTCTGGATTCCATCACGTTACCAAGATGGGAAACAGGACCAGAAAGGACGGAGGCAGGCTCTCTGGCATGGAGGAACGCTCAAACTTAGACGCAATTGAGTATGGCATGGTTGAAAACGTTTCCCCACGTTCTGCTGGCGAAGTCGTTTTCATTGGAGAACCGAATGCGTCCGCACAGACCGCTTGGGCCCTCATGGGCGTTGAGGACTTTGCAATCTTCTCGATTGGCGGAAACATGGACCCGACCAAGGGCGAGCAAAAGAACATTCAGCCTACTGTAACTTACGTAACTGCCGCTGGCGGATACTCTTCTCTCGCTGGAGCCAAGGCGACTACCGACACCCTAGCGTCTAGGTCTAACACTCCGTATTCAGGCATGAAGGCCTCTAGGCGTGGAATTCAGGTTTCTATCAACGCTATCATGGCCGCTAACGGCCTTTCGCCCTACCTTCACGGGGAAGGCAACGGACAGATTTCCAACGGAAGCCTGTACAAGCACGTCAAGAACGGAGAGTTCTCCAAACTGCTTGCATACATGTACGGGAAGGAATACCCACAAAAGTTTGCAGCCCTGATGCAAAAGGCTGGTGATGGAACCAACCCATTTGAGGATTACAGGGCTGTCAGGCGTATCGCTACAAGCATTTTCACGGACGGAATTACGACGCCACGTGACTACGCAATCTTCCAGTACGCCACGGCACTGTCTCAGATTCTCGTAGGAGAAGAGATGATTATGGGCACGGAATTCGGAAAGAACGCCGTGCGTCTCATGGAAGACGACATCCTTAGGGTCATGGGTGACGCAGACAGGCAGGAAAGTGCTAGCCTGATGATTTCTAATGGATTCTACGATGCCAAGTACCTTGGTGCTGGCTCGGTAAATGAAGGCGTGGCCAGAATCCTTCTCCTTTCCGAACGCATGGGCGTTCCTACCATCGTCGATGCTGGCTACAGTAGTTTCTCAAAGGCCTACATGGACGCCGACGGAACCGCCGCTGGAAAGGCCGATGCCTTCAGGAAGAGCATGGCTGACGTCTCTAGCAAGATTAACGAGATGCTGGTAGAATCTGGATTCGACAAGTCCAAACCAGCCAGCCCAGTCATTGAGATTGGTAGCACCAACATGATGGTCGGTGGATTCAGGGCTTCCCTTGACGCCAACGAACGCATGATGGAGTCCGCTGGCATGCTCAGGATGGTCTTCGCCGAGAACGGAAAGATGTACAAGGCGTTTGAATTCAGCGACAAGGGTGCAAGCCTTCTGCTCGGTGCTGTTGACGAAAAGATTCATCTGCTTCCGTTCATCAACGACCTAGACTCACCTTCTTCTGGGTTCGAAAACTTCATCAAGGAGTACCAGCAAGCCTCCCTCAACAAGGACGAAGTGGCCATCGGAAACGCTATCAGGAAAATCCCAAGCGTTGAACTCGGGGACATCCTTAAGCACGACCTGCTCTACAAGCACTACCCACGCCTTAGAAACGTCAGGGTTTCCTTCGTCGAAGGCTTTGGTGCTGGGTACTTCCCGAACAGGGACCACATCGTTCTTGGTATCGACAGGCTTATTTCTGGTGCCGTACGTGAAGCGAACGGCCTCGACGCCGATAGCGTCATCATCCCAGATAACGTTCGCTCCGAGAGCGTGCTCAGTTCCCTAATCCATGAAATCCAGCACGCCATCCAGAGGGCTGAGGCTTGGACGCAGACCGCTGACATCTCTGAAAGTGCCCAGTACAAGCGTGGCCTCTACAAGTACCTCATCCGAAACATGATGGGTCTTGGCGGTCCGTTCTACGGCCCTCTTATCGAAGCGAAGGGCAAGGGCGGGGAAGCCATCAACCTTGAAGTGGCGAAGGCCATGGAGGCTGGCGTCGCTGACGCCGAAATCGCAAAAGCCCTTGAACTGAGCGAGCAGGAGATTGAAAAGCATCTCGTAGAACTCCTAGACAGCCCTCTCGCACAGAGGGTAGGCGAACTTGCACTTCCGAACGCCATCAGGCTGTTCGAGGCGGATGCCATGTCCTTTGAAAGGCTCGCATTCGAATTCGGTGCTGGGACAAAGGAGTATGGCAAGATTGCCGACATGAGCAGGGGACTGCTCGAACTCAGCAAGCAGGCTCAGGTCCTAAGCGATTCAGTGAAGTCTGGACTCATGCATCCAGATACCGCACGCACCCTTCTTGTCGGCCCATCGGAGAGCCTACTTACCAAGCGTAACGGAATCATCGCATCCCTTCATTCCACCATGGGCAGGGATGTTTCGTCCCTAGCCTTTGAATACCTTTCGCACCATGCTAGGTATCTCGACCTCATGCTTGATGTGGTCAGGGTCACTGACTCGTTCAAGTATCGCAATACCAACGGGCCTGCGTTCAACGCCAACAAGATTAGGGATTTGGCTGAATCGCTTGGCCTGATGCAGTACTACGGCCAGACCAACGAGAAGCAGGCTTATGAGACTGCCGAGCGTCGCAAGATGACTCAGGAGCAACTTAATGCAGAACGGCCTGCGGATGGATACTCTGGGTCTATCGGCACCATCGGAAAGGCAAACTCCCTTACCGACCTAGGCTTGATGTTCAAGCGTGGTCAGGTTCCAAGGGTGTCCAACATGATGATTGGCGGACTCGGCATGGGCAAGGAAGTCACCACCACCGCTGGAGACGGAAGACTTGAAGCACTTAGGCGTATCGCACGCCTGTCCACCATTTCTTATTACCTTGAAGGAACTCAGGCCGAACTGAGGAGGCTTGGTAGGTATGTCTTCTCCGCTAGGGGCTGGGAGGTCATCGACGGAAAGGCCAGACTGGTTTACAAGACTGGCATCATCGAAAACAAGAAGATGAGCGAGGGAAGGAATGAGGGCGTCGTCGAAACTAGGTATGGAAATCGTGGCCTCTTCTCTCCGATTAATACCAACTTCGGCGATGGTTCAGACACTAGGCTCGCAATCGCAAACGGCCTTTCGGAAAACATGCAGAACTCCATTTCTCTGGAGGAACTTGCAAGGCTTGTTGACGGAACTGTTGTGCTAGAGAATGAACTTAGGACCCCATCCGAAGCCGTTGACGCAGTTTACAGGGAAGACTTCCCAGAACACATCAACGCCGAAGAAATCGGCACTGTCTTAGCCAAGTTTGGCGTGTCCAATGACGGCATCAGGATGGCCAACATTGGCATCATTCAGAGCAACTTCGCTGGTGTCACCTTTACCCGTGAGGAACTTGCCAATGTCTTGGCAATCAACCACCAGTTCGTCGCAACTGAGTTTTCGTATGGTTCTGGGTTTGGTCGTGAGCGACTTAGCAAAGCGGTGCAGGACTCTAACCCGACGCCAGAGATGCTCACGCAGGCACTCAAAAGGAAGTGGGGAGACAACTACGACAAGCAACTTCCTAGAACTTTGCAGGCCATCGGAATCAATCCAGATGCTTTTGCAAAATACGACGACGACGGGTTCCAGAAGTTCGGCATGTTCAAGGCGGTCAGGGGTAAAATTACCTTTGAACCAGTAAGGCCAGACTTTATCCCAATTGAATTGTGGGACGCTTGGGTAGCCAAGAAGAAGGCCGACGGGACTTGGCCAAAAGACAAGAAGTACATCGAAATCCCAGTCACCGAACTGCACGCCGTATTCGACCAGTACCCAGACAGGTCCACTAATGAACGCAGGATAGACAGGCTTAACGAACTTTACGCACAGAGGTGCCTAAGGATTAAGCCGTTCTTCCAGCACTTCATGTCCAAGATTGATGAAATCGACGACCAGTTGAAGTTCTCCCTCATCGACGAAGCCCTTCTTGTTGGAACTAGGTATGAGCCAGAGTCGATTAGGACTGTAAAACTAGACCCATTCGGACTCAGGGCTATTAAGAACGAGGAACTCGGAAGCCAGCCACAGATGGAGGCATTCAGGGACCTTCTAGGCGAAGGCGACGTAACCGACCAGAACAAGGGAAGGATTGGTCCGTTTGGACCAAGCATCCTGCTTGGCGACGCCTTCAGGACCTCTGGCTCCTTGGCCGACTCTGCCATGTTCGGAACGAACCTCCTCGTCGTACCGACCATCGGCCTTACTGCCAACAAGGTATTTAATTACTCTGGAGGCCCAGCCTCAGATTTCGAAAGGGGAATCCCTCTCAACTGGTACAAGCCACAGTACGACGAAAATGGCCAACTCAGCAGTGGCATGGGAATTGAGATTGATGGGGCAAGGCTAGGAAATCCGTACTACGCAATTTACCACAACGAAGCCTTCACTGGCACGAACATGCTTGGCCACGGAGTGGGTGCACTCAAGTCCTTGGATACGGCACACGAAGGGCTCATGATGTTGATTAAACAACTCAACAATACCGCCGACGAAGCGTTTGAGCGTTCCAAGAACATCGTGGGAAGGATTCCAGAAGGCACTGAAGGAAAGTTGGAGATGTTCGAGATGGTTGAAAAGGAAAGGGAAAGGACTATCGGAATTCTGAAAGGCCTTCATGGAACCCTGACCGAAATCACTGAGGCTTGGCAGAGGAGAAACACGCTTCTGGTTCCGTACAACGCATCCCAGAGTGCATACACGGACGTCCAAGGCTCCTCGGCAAAGGCTTACAGTGCGAAGGGATACTTGGACAAGAACGGGGCTTTGGTAATTGAATCAGTCAATGAGAACGTTCTGGATGCCAGCACGGCTCACACTGACGTCGTAACTGTCCCCTACATCGCAGACCCTCAGGGCCCTCACAGTTCTAAGTTCAACGTAGATAAGTCCCTCAAGGCGTTGAAGGATGTAGTCATGACAAGCGTCACTGCCGACCTAGAGAGGGCTTTCATTTTCAACGGAGAAATCACCACCGAAAGCGGTCCAAACATGAGGACAGTCATGCGTGCTGGAGACATCCACATCGCACTTAACAGTCTCATCGGGAACGGAATCGCCACCCCAACTGACCCAGTAGAGGTAACTATTACACTTAGGCAGGACAACATGTACGCCTACACTGGCGTTCATGCCATGCATTCGGCCCTTTATCAGTTGGCTGGAAGGCGTGGAATTACTCCGCAGACTCTGGCACTTGCCATTCAAAGTTCCCCAGAACTGATAGAATTGCTTCAGCAAACCCATTACAACGGAAGCAACGTTTACCCAGTGGAAATCGGCGGAGGTCAGGTCAGGGTTTCCATGAGCACGTATGCACTGGGAATGGTTCCGATTCTATCCAAGGCTTTTGCTAAGAGTTCCGTATTCTACAAGGACGGCAAACTCCAGAAGTCTGACATCCTCAGCGTCACGCAGAGGGCCGAATTCGAAAGCCTTCTCGCCGACGCAAACAAGGAAGTAAACATTCCAGAAAGCGGTACGCTTGACCCAGAGTACGAAAACAGAATCGTAAGTTTCCTTACGTCCCTCGAACCTTCCCAGAGGGTGATTATTTCAGAAATGTGCTCGGATGTTAATTCCAACATGCTGTTGGATTCTAACATCGCTGGCATGCAGGGCATGGCGGCAATTGAAACGCTGGGAACCTACCCAGCCATGGAAGCAATCCTTCCAAACTTCAAGGAGCAGATGCGTGAGCAGATGCGTGAGTACATCAAGCGTGGTGCTATTCAGTGGGAGCAGGGAGTGAGCGAGAAAATCGCCGACCCAATCCAGCGTAAGAGCCCAGAAGCGGAAAGGCCATACGTCAACGCCGTCAGCATGTTGCTTCGTGAAGACAATGCATTAGGATTTGCTAGGTTCCTCCTCGGACTCAGGGAGATGGACAAGTTCCCAGCGTATGAAGTCACTAGGGGTGAAAAAAGGTATGACCTTACCGAGCCAACTAGGAATGGAATGGATTCTGGCCCGTCTGTTCAGGCATTGTTCAGGATGTCCGTCAGGACTGCCCAAGAAGGATGGGCATCCGTTGATAACGGAGCCCTAGGTGCGGCCAGAAAGATGGTGCTAGATGGAAACAGCGAGCCCCTCAAGCGTCAGCATAGCCTCAACGCAACTGGCCATTACGCAAACAACTCTCCAGTCTATCTTGGCGTAAGGGAAGTTGCTGGAATGACCTTCGGGCAGATGTTGCTCAGTGACGTTAATCTTGGAGACATTCAACTACTTCAGTCCAACGCAAATGCCGACGTGGCCATGAAGAACGGAAGCATCTTCCTCCCGAAGAAGGCCGTGTCCGTGTCTAGGGCTTTCGCTAGGAAGCATTTGGTCGATATGGTCATCAGGGAGGCTAGGAAGGCGAATAGTGGAAAGATTGGTCTTCAGCCTGCTAGGACGGCCACTTATGGCAGGAGGCTCCTAGGCAAGGGTCAGATTATCTCCGCTGGAGAGACTGGCCTAGAAGGCCAAAAGGGCTACTTCATGGACTACGGCATCAGGTCTATCGGACTTGGCGGATTCATGTCCCCAATCAGCCGAGACTTCAGCGGTGCACTTCCATACTCGGACGCAACTTTCAAGCATGGTGAAATCTCTCCGTATGGAGAAAAGGCATCCATGGGCTTCGCATTCAAGAGGCTGGAAGACGGACGAATCGTTATTAACATCTCTGGAGACGTCCTCGGATACAAGAACTTCAGCAGTCTCTCTACCCGAAGCGGATGGGGAACCCATGCAATCGGCGTAAACCTTGAAGAGGCACTTGGATACTCTTACTCGGACGGCCTCATTTCCCACACCGACCCAAAGTTGTTCGGTCAGAACGTTAAGCACCTGAACAGCGAAGCCGCCGCAAAGATTGCGAGGCTGACCGACATCTACGGAGGTGGCTGGCGTATCGAGGCACTTAAGAAGGCTAGGAAACTCATGTCTGGCGTCCATGAGATAAGGGACGTGAACCAGAAACTCATGAGCGTCAGTGGATTGTATGGTCAGATTTACCATGACGCACTTGAGAGGATTGCAAGCGGTACGGCGGACCACAACAACCAGATTGATGTCATGACGGCCATGGCACTTGTCAGGGACTCTTCTACCGACAACTACATCACGCTTACGATTCCAGCAAACGCAACCGCAGAGGACATCAAGGCTCACATTTACACGTTCCTGCTAGAGAAGCAGGGCGTGCTCAGGTTCTACAAGGACATGTACACTGGTGGTCACTTCGACTACAACAGGTTCAGTTCTACGCTTTCCTACTCCATCTACGACGGCGACACGGAGTTCGCCAGACATCTCATGGGAGAGAAGGCACGTGAGGCTGGTGGCAGTGGCAGTGCAATCAGCACTAGGGGCATATTTGGTTCCGTCCACCAAGCACTCGAACGTCACGTCAAGGATGCTTCCAATCAGAGTTCCTCGACTGGAACTCTTGGACGTGGCAAGAATCAGGCAGAACTGAGGGAGGCCAATGACTTCCTCTTCGAGAATCTTCCGCATTTGGCTGGAGACATCGAGAAGTTGGCACAGATGGCCGTAACCAAAGACCACGGATATCTCATGCCAGACTTGGAACGCCAACTCGCCATGAACGGCGACAAGCGTGCCGTAATCGAAGCCCTGTTCCCCAATAGGCCAGAACTTGCCGAGTTCGCATGGGATAACGCCGAGACTTCAAACGTGTCGATTGTCCCCAAGCGTGAGGGTAAGAAAATCGTCAGTTACTTGGTTGGCTATGACATCCCAAGCGGTATCGACCAGAGCACTGGAAGAGTAATCACCGCCAGAAAGGTAACGTCCGTAAGGACGCTTTCCGAGGCTGAAGCACTAAAGGCCAAGTACACCATCAGCACCAGTAAGGCCGAGATGGCTAGGGCTATCGAAACCCTGACCAACGAAACTGGAAGGTTCTCCGTCAATACCGACGCTGGAACAAAAGACCATCACGCACCAGTGAGGAGGAGGCAGATTATCAGGTCTGTCCGTGAGGACCATAGGGGCTATGAGTTGAGTTATTCCAATTCAAAGGAATACACTGTAGGAGACTTGGACCTTTCCCTCACAAAAGAACAGGCCGAGGCACTCAGTGCCCAACTGTCCGTAAGGGATTCCTTGCAGGCTGACGTTATCAACGTTTCTAGGCCAAACATGATGATTGGCGACCCGCATACGCCAAAGGAAATTGAAGGCATGCTTAGGCGTAAGATTAACTTCGGCGTCGGTCAGGGCAGGGTAGAATTCTCCTCCAAACTGATGTCCGTCATCGCCTATGGTAAGATGAGGACTGGCAAGAACCTCTACCCAGACACACTTACTGGAACTGAGTGGGCCAAGTTCATCAAGGAAAACGGCGTGTCTAAGGATGAGGTAAGAATGACTGGCCTTATGTTCCTTCTGGCCGACAACGCCAGCAGGCAGATTAGCAGGCTGGAACTCGCAGAGTTCCTTTACACTGTCTATCCTAGGAACTTCAGACAGGATAAAGGTGGTCCGATTACGGACAGTTCATACCTGCTCGGAATTACTGGAAAGGACGGAGCAAAGCGTGGCAACAATGGAGAGTTCCTTTATCCGTTCATCTTTAATGCCGAAGGCAAGGAAAAGCAGGCCGTTGAAATTCACACCGAGAACATCAGGCTTATCCTTACGCACATTGATACACTGAGGAACTCTGGAGAAGAGGGTGTCGCACGTGCCAACGCCGTAGAATCTGCAATCGGAAAGACGCTCGATGAACTTGTGGATGTCTTCGGAATGCCGAACATGTTCAGCAAGGAAGATTCACTTCAGTCCAAACTCGACGCAGTGATGAATCGGGCACAGAAGGGCTTCACTCAAGATAGTCCAGCCGAGTATGTCGGAGGTACGAGCAGGCTCATCAGGCCAGCACAATTAGAACTTATCGTCAGGGCGGCGATTGACGCAAAACTCGCAGAGGCAAGTGGTATCACCAAGTCCGCACTGGGGGACATCGGAGTTAAAGACCCATGGAATTGGGGATACTCTGACGTCAGCAATGGGTACATGGATTTCCCCCACAACAACGAGTTTGGAGTCCTCGAAGGAAATTACACGAACAACACCCAAGGCGTTCAGAGCATAGCAGAAATCACCCCGTCGCAACGCAACCTGTGGCAACAAGGCGTCATCACTGCCAATGGTTCTGCACATGAGGGCTATGCGACCTATCGTGGTGCCTATACCAGCAGTATCTGGCTTACCGAACTCTGGTCTGACCGAATGGAAAAGGAGTTTGATAGGTTTACTCAGATTCTGAAGAAGAGGTCCCTTGAGGCGACCAACGCTCAGGACGCTGAAAGAATCAACTCCATCATCCTAGCCACCGAGCGTGTCAGGGTCGTCAGGTCTGGATGGAATAAGCACCATGGTGGCAGGATGGGTAACGCTGGCCACTACGGCACCAACATGCAGGGTACGTTCCAGTTGGGTCACATCAGGGCTACCGCTGGCGTCATGCTCGCATCTCACGGACCTCAGGTTCTCGGCGAAGGAACGCAATTGTTCGATGACACTGATGCCGTCACTGGAATCAAAAAAGAAATCGAACCTACTTACCTGATTGAGGAAATCCAGTCCGACACATTCCAGTACAAGTCGTTCGGCGACCCAGTTAGCCCTGCCTATGCACTTCCAGATACGATTGAACAGGCGGAGGCACTGAGGGGCGTTTCTGACTTAACCGCCGCCGAAGCAGAAATCAAATCACTGGAGCAAAGTATGCAAGACACGCTGACCTCCGTACAGGAGGCAATCAACGTTATCAAAGGCAGGGGGAATCCAATCAACAGGCAGTTGCAGTACCTGATGAGCAGAGAGATTTTTGACGCAACTAGTCAATTCGAGCGTCACCTCATCTATAGGGACTTCATCAAGATGAACGACAACGTGGAAAACCTTCCACTTGCACCTACGTCTGGCACAGTGAAACTTAGCCCAGAGCAGGCGGAGCAACTTGGCGTTACTGAAATTCCTTACTACGAATGGAAGAAGGGAATCCACGTCGATGAAAACAATGGCGTGCTCGTCCGTGGTCTTACCTTTGCTGCGTTTAAATCGATAAGGAACGCTCTTTACGAAATCAATTCTGGACAATTCGGAATCCTAGACATGAGGAAGTTCGACGACTCACTCGTTGACCTTACCCACGCTGGTCAGAATTCTGGACTTACCCCATCCGTCCTGATGTTGCAGTTCGCACAAATGGATGAGCAGGCACACATGTCCGCCTCTGAGATGAACGATGCGTTTGCTTCGACTAGGCCTCCCAATTTCGACTTCGATGCGATGGCCGAAAGGCTCATTGAGCGTGTCGATAAGGCAATCGCCGCATGGATGAGAAACGACCCTGCGTTCAATTACAACAACGAGGGAACACGCCTGTCCAAATTGAAGGCACTCAAGTCGTTCTCCAACATGCTCAAGAGGTTGCAGTCGGAAAATCCGAACTTCATCGTCAACAGCACGCTGGATAGGACCGAGGGATTCTGGCAAAGTCCCGGCCAGATAGACCAGATTGCTAAATCTTCCATCACTGGAATCTCTCCATACGCATTCGATTTCTTCGATGCAGATGCGATGAGCGATGCATATCACTTCAGGTACGAACTTGATGGAGATACGAGGGGACGCCAGACGAGGGTAAACCTTAGGGACCTTAATAAGGAGATTTCGTCTGGAAGGACCATTCGTTACAGGATGAGGTCACCTACCGCCAACAACGGACTGTCTCAGTTGCTCATGGATTTCCATGCCTTGTTTGCCGTACAGCACAAGGTAGGCGACACTCCGAAGCGTATCGGTCAACTAAAAGACAGGGTTGCTGAACTGCGTTCCAAACTTCCAGTCGCATCAAACCCTGAAGGCAAGAACGACCCGAACATCATCACCACTCAGCCGTTCGGCATAGAGGACATCTACAGGCCAATCTCCCTTCAGGGAACTGTGCTTCGTGCGGCCAATTCTGGATACAGGCAGATTGCGATGACTGACGCTAGGCATCACTTCGTACGTGGATGGGATTCCGCACCAAGGCTTTCGTTCGTTCTCGGCAACAGAAAGCGTGCGATTACTCAGGTTGGAATCGAAAACGGCAAATTCACACAGACGCTCAAGGCACTCAGGCTTCTTCCAGAGCAGAGGTTCAAGCAACTCCATGGTGGCCTGTTCGAAAGGCTTTCGCTCGTAGGAGACTTGGAACTTGAGCCCATGATGAATGGCTCAAGGTTCGAGCATAACGGAATCAACGCCAACCTCGCACAGCACATGGTTCACGCCATGGCTGAAGCCGAAGAAGTCCATAGCCTAGGAGACAGTAGCATGATTTCCACGGCCAGCCTGCAAAGGGCTGTCGCTGGAGATGAGCCAACCATGTCGGCCATCGTCGCTGGAGATGGCACTAGGCTGTTCAGGTGGAACCACCAACTATCGGAATACTTCCGACCAGACGGAGGCAATGCACTCGTAGGACTGGACGGAAAGCCATTGGCATACAGGAAGGGCGGAACTGGATTCTGGCAGGGCAACTACGGAAACGTGGTCAGCGGTGATAAGACCGACTACCAGAGGATGATTGACGGCATAGCCGCCAACCCAGAATCCGTTTACATGTATGTCGAATCCCAGAAGGCCTCTGGCTACGTTGGCAATTACGGCCTGCCACTCTGGTACCTCAAACTCAATTACACTGGCCAGAACATCAAGTCGTTGCAGAAACTGTCCACCGACTCCTTCGAAAGGCCTGTGCTTGAGATTGCTGGAGATAAGTTCCGCATCATCGACCCCAAGACTTCCAAACTGATTCTTGAGACGGACAATCCAGCACAGGCTAGAGAAGCCATGCTGTATCACTCGAAGTATCTCGGCTCGTTGCCATACATCTCGAAGTTCATCGCAGAGTGGAAGCCAGCGGGAGGTTACGTGTTCTCTGGATACGGCCTAGGAGTCAGGCTTGAGCATCACCTAATGACCACTCAGGACACTAGGGCAGAGGCACTCTTGAACAGCGGAGCCGAGCCATACAAATACGCTACCAACATCAGCGTCGATGATTCGACCACGTTTAATCCAGCAGACGGAGAGATTGGAAGGGGAGAACGTTCCAAGGTCTTTAGGAGGCTTGGTGATAAGGTCGATGTGACCAGCGGATTTTCACACACCATCTCGAACGGGGCGGCAAAGTCTTGGAAACAAATTCCAGAACACATGTCCAGCCTGCCGATGAAACTGATTACCAAACTCCAGTTCGGCCTTGAGCCCACCTCGGAGAACATGGCCAAGGTCATGAAGTTGATGAACTCAAACGGCACCACTGTGATGAGGTTCGCCCCAGAGTTCCAGACCGACGCCCAGCGTAATGAGTTCAGGCGTAAGGTCATCGCTGGCATCCCGAACATGATGGTCGGTGGCGTCGATGAAGGCGGTAGGCCTCAGGCCAACCCAGAACTTCTCAGGTGGCTAGATAACGTCGGCAAGAACTACGACAAGGTTGGAAAGATGAGAAGGGCACTCTACGACATACACCAAAACCAGATGCCCATTGAGGAGGCCTCTCAGAAGCATGAATTGCCAGTCCCTCACATACGTAGGTCTGAATCCAGATTGAGAAATCAGGGCGTTGATTTTCCAAGAAGGGTTCCTGAGCATTACTCAGATGTAGAGCGTGTGGTAAATCCAGAAACAAGTCGCCCAAGGATTCCTCAAGAAACTGTTCAATTGATAATCCAGATGGCGAACTCTGGACATTCTCAGCGTGAAATCGCACGTGCCATAGGCATGTCTAGGTCAACTGTAAGTTACTACCTCAATCAAAATCGTCCTGATTACAGGCCTGACCGAGCCGACCCGACTGAACCATACGGAGGTCCTCATGCATGAGTGCTCCAGACCCAGACCTGCTACAGACAGCCGAAGACCTGAAGAAGGGTGGCTGGATTGTGGCCATGCTTGGGGCGGCTGGTGCCCTATGCAGGCTGTTGCTGACCAATGAAGACGTTCACTGGTGGATGTGGGTAAAGCGAATCATCGCTGGTGGAATCATCGGCGTGCTTTGCTACTTCGCCGTGCATGGCAGGGTTGAGCCTATCTACGAAGCCATCATCTATTCATGTTGCGGTTCCGCATCGCAGGAACTAGTGTCCCTTTTAATTCGAACCATCAATCGCATAAGCCATGGAAAAAATCAAAGAAGTCGCTAACTACCTATGGGAACACCAAACCATCCGTTACTTCAGCATCGGTCTGGTTATTGGATTCTTGCTGTCGCTTATCTTCTGATTGGCTGTACGACCAAGCCTCCTCAGGAGGTAATCAAGGTCGTGGACAATCCAGAGAAAGATAAGTACATCGCACGCATCGAGCATGAGGCGTCGGAGGCATCCGCCGCCCTTAAGGTAGCCAAGGAAGGCGTGACGCCTCCTCATTCTAAGTTGGTTGACCTGACCATCGTCAGGCTCGACGGCGTGAAGCCACCCACCCAGAAACAGGTGGATGCATTTAAGGTCACGCTCGGTAACACCAAGGAACTTAAGAAGGCCGAAGACAAGGCTAGCAAGGTGGAGGAAGATACCAACGAACTGTGGACGATGGTGGACATGGTGCAGTTAGAGAACCAGTCCCTAAAGGAAGAGAACGAAGCCATCCGCAAGGAGCAGGCGTTCTCGGAACTCAGGGCACAGTGCTTCACCCTTGGCTCATGGTTCGCAATCGGTGGCGTGCTGTTGCTCATAGGCTCCAGCGTCCTCGGCATGAGCAAGAAGAACGGGCTCACCCTGATGGCCACGTCGGCGTTCTTTTTCGCATGCCCATTCATCATTCAAGACGTGGTTGAATCCCTTTGGTTCAAGATTGGCGTAGGCGTCCTCATTGGGCTCGGTGCCGTGCTTTTCCTCATAGAGGCATACCAGCATCACAAATGCGTTAAAAGTCGCTTGACCAGCCAGCAGGATGGCAAAGATGAGCCTGTGCGTGTCACGGGTCCGCAAGGTTAAATGGGCGTCGTTCTGGTTGTACGATAGCCCAGCCCGACAGGCACAAAAAAGGAGAGACATGAGTCTCTCCGAATCTGGCCCCACTAGGAATCGAACCTAGATTAAGCGTTTAGGAAACGCCTGTCCTATCCGTTGAACGATGAGGCCTAAGGGTTAGAACGGAACGTCGTCGCTGGTGTCCGCTTCAGGCTTGGTGTTGCCTTGGGCGAGCCTGTCAAGGGCTTCACGCAGAGCCACGTCCTGAGGGCTCAACTTGCCATTGTAGGGCTTGGCTTGGAACTCCTTGATGTACCAGTCGAGCGAGTTCTTGGGCAGTTCGCCGAGCGTCTTGCCCTTGTTCTTGCCGAAGTGGAGCACGATGGACAGGTCAGGGTTTCCAGAGATGGGCTTCTTGATTTCGGCGTTGTCGTTGATTTTCTCATACGCCTTCTCAATCGCCTTCTGCTCACGCTGGAAGTGGTTCATGTTGACCTGCTTCATGGGCTGTTCGTGAGCCTGCCTGTCGGCTTCTCCGTCATCATCCGCCGTGGCCAGATTCGCCACGCCAGCGATGGCGTACCTCCTCAAATAGGAGACAAGCGAGCCTACGTCCTGACCCTTGACGCCATCGGCGACGGGGAGCGTGATGTAGTTCTGGATGTATCCGCCATCCTTGTGGATGACCATGGTGTTCACTCCGACCTGCTTGGAGTCCCCGAAAGGGAACTGCACGATGGCAAGGTCATGCTGGGCGAAGATGTGCTTCGTCGCCGAGATGTGTGCCGACAGCGTGGCGTAGGAATTCTTGTGGAAACTGTTCTCGGCGTCTGCTACCACGTCACGGGTCTTAGCGACGGCCTTGACGTATGCGGATGCGAACTCAGGTGTGATGTTGTTTGTGCTCATTTGGTGTGGGTGAGATTGGAGATATCCTTGCGGACAGTGAGTGAGGATTCAGGGTTCCTGAGGAAAGAGGAGACGATGAGACGGCAGAGCGACGCACGGGTAAGTTCCCATTGTCCTGCGATGCTGTCCAGTTCGTTTGCCTGCTCCTTGGTCACCTTAATCCAGACGAGTCGGTGCGACTTATCGTTTGTTTCGGTTGGGCTTGGTTTCATTGGTGGTGGAGAAAAGTGAGTTGAGGAGTTCCGTCATCTCCTTCGATTTGATTCGGCTGTCGCCCCAGCGGACTTCATTGGGGTTATTGATGGACTGCCACTTGGGGCCGAACTCCTTGAGTTTGCACGTCATGGCTCCCCACGATGTGTAGCCGTCTTGGTAGAAAGACTTGCAGAGGTCATAGAGGTGTTCGTCATTCTGGACGTAGTTGGCGACGCTCCACGTTGTGAAGTTGCTGTAGCCGTTGTAGGGCTCGTCATCCTCCGTGAACTTGGTGATGTTCTTGGCTGATTTCATTGGTTGTTGGTGGGTAATCTGGTGTTGGTCTTCTTCGATGCAATAACTTTTTTAGGAATTTCTTGTGGCGTCCATTTGTTGCGGGAGAACAGGTCTTCCCACATAAGGCGTATCTGCTCGGACGCCTGTGCGACGTAGATTTTTTCAGATTCGGTTAATCCAGATTTTATGAATCGGGTATTCTTGCAGGACATACCGACCTGTTTGGGATGTTTCATTTCTGCTTACGCAGTTGCTCCAGTTCCTCAAGGCATCGCAACCAGCGACCATGGTCGCACTCGGCTTCAATCCTGTAGTAGTTGACCTTGTGATTCAGACGCTCGACCTCGGCCTTGAGGGTGGCGATTTCTGCTTGGAGTTTTTCGACTTCGTTCATTTTGCGGCGACACGCTGGAAGAGGTCTGGGTCTTTGAGTCGTGCGACAAAGGCCGCCCCAGTCTCCTTGTCATGGAATCGCTCCAGCAGGGTCTCGCCCGTGAGGTTAGTCGTGATGATGGTAGGACGCTGGTGCATCGTACGCTGGTCAACGAGGGCAAAGAGGCATGAGGCCATGCGGTCAGTCATCTTCTCCTTGCCGAGGTCGTCGAGGAACAGAAGAGGCACGTTGGTCATGTGGAGCATGGTCTTGTCCCATGTGCTGTTGCCCCACGACGATGCGATGCGTGCTTCGAGTTCGAACATGGTGAGGAACAGATACTTGTTCTTGTACCTGTCGGTCTTCCAAAGCCTGTTGGCGATGTACCAAGCCGTACGTGTTTTCCCCTTACGTGTGGAGCCATGGATAAGCAGGCCCTTGCCACTGGGTTGCCATGCGACGGCGAACTGGCCCAAAGGCTCTCCGATACGCTCAGGCTCGGTGTCCTCGAATAGGGCAGGCATGGGAGTCTCTGGCTTGGGCTCCTTGGGCATACCGACGGACAGGACCATCTTGTTCCAGTGCACCATGCAGGGCGTGCACAGCGTCTCGTAGATGGCTATGCCGTCCTCACCAAACTCACGCACGTGGCACGTGTTGTTGCAGTTGAAGTTACGGCACAGGGGTGCGTTAGAATCCTTTGGCGTGGTCATCGGTGCTCTTGGCTTGTTTGTTGATGTACTGCTGGAAGGCTCCCTTGGTCTTGGGTCTGAAGATGCCTTGGTAGCCGTTGAGCAGGGACGTGGTGACTGCGGAGACGGCATCGGCGACGCCCCACTCCCTGAGTTCCTCGTTCCAGCGATTGACGTAGGCTACGTTGGCTGGCTTGCGGTTGGACTTACGCCACTTCATGTAACTGTCCCAGACGGCACTAAGGCTCTCGTTTGAACGGATAAAGGAATCGTCCAGTTCGGGCTCCGCCCGTTTATCTTTCTTATCCATATCCTTGTATCCATATGGGTGAAATTCTTTGCACCCCTCAAGCGAAATTTCTTTCACCCCTTGGGTGCAATCGGCTTCACCCTCAAGGGCGAGCGTTAGGATATCCCAGATGGTGCCATCCTTGGCACGCCTGACGTATCCACATTCCACTAACCTGCCGATGCCATACTGGACATTCCTCTCGGACATATCGAGGTAGTTGGCGAGCGTCTCACGGGTGGCGAAACAGCCCTTGGCATTGGACAGGATGTGCACGATAGACCACAGGAACTTGTCAGACTGCGTGAGCCTTGAGTCCCTGAACACCTTGGCAGGTATCCAGACGCCCTTGAATGGGAAGTCTTCAGGCATTGAGTTCCGTGACTCCGACATAGCGGTAGTCCATGGGCTTTCCGTTCCTTTTCCACTCGGAGATTTGCACAAGCGAACGCAGGTACATATGACGTCCACGCTCAATCATCTCGGGTGCGACGACGAACTCACGGCTCAGGTTGGGCTCTTCCTTCTCGGAGCATACGTAGGTGAACTTGGGCATGGTGCCCAACGCCTCACGCACGCAGTCGCTGTAGAAGGCAGACTGGATGCCCCAGCAACTGCCACGTGCGGACGCAATAACGTCGCTGTCGGACAGGCTGGCCATGGATTTCAGGTCGAGGATTTCAATCTCCTGTTCCTCCTTTGATTTCCAAGGCTTGGTGAGCAGGTCGAGTTTGCCTTTGAGGTTGAAAGGGAAGGAGTACAATTTGCCCTCCCATTTGTAATCAACCTTGGCGACGCCAGTGAAGGCAATCTCGTACATGACTTCAGGCCTGTCGAAGCGTGACTTGACGATTTCAAAAGCAGACTTGGACATAGCCTCGGCCACGTCCCAGTCATCACCCTTGACGACCTCAAGGCCATTGGATGATTGCTCGAACTCGGCGTGCACCTCTTTGCCGTACTTGGTGCGTCTATCCACATTAGGAGCACGGAGGTAACGCTTGTGGACTTCATCAGGCTCCAGCGTGAGGCAGTGGTACAGGCTACCGATGAGGAGAGCCTTGGACTTCTGCACCTTGCTGTGCTTGTCGGCCTCGGCGTGTGCTACGCCGTGCGTGTGGACACGCTTGAGGTATGACTGGTTGATGGCGTCGAGAGAGCGATACTCTTCTTCGCTGAGGTCAGGCCGTAGCGTGACCCTGTGAAGCGTGAGGCTGGCCTCACACTCAGATAGATTCTTGAGATGACTCATGGTTGTTCGTTCGGATGTTCAGGTCGAGTTCGTCGATTGCAATCTGAATCTTTGCTTTGATTCGAGTGGCGAGATTCTTGTCCGATACGCAGTCCAAGTCCTTGCACGCATAGTGCAGGAACCTGACCGCCTGCCACTGACGCCGACGGATGAGGTCGGCGGACAGGTCGGCATTGACCTGTTCAGTGGCGGGACGATTGGAGCGAACGGCCATTAGTTGTAGGCTTGGTCGATGCTGTCCAGCAACCTGATGCCAGAGTCTTCGTGCTCGGAAGCAGTGTACAGGGCACTCAGGATACGGCCAGACTTACGCTCGTTGGATTCGTATTTGTGGATGCTGGCGTCATGCGTGAACACTTCCGTGAACGCATTGTACAGGTTCCACATCGTACGCTCGGAGTCGTGCTCGAAGGAAGGAGACTTCCAGCGTTCAAGCACACGCTTGCCTACGTGTTCGCCGATAAGACCACGCCCGACGATGTTCTCGATGGCGTTGAATCCCTGCGTATCCGTAATCCGCTTACTGGCCAGAGTGGTGGTCTGACGCTTGAGGGCATCCCACTGGAGGATGGCACTGTCGAGCACGCCAAGGGCGAACTCAGGACGGATACTGCTGTTGTGCTTGCTGGTGAGCGTGAGTTCTTCGCTGAAGGACGTCATGCCATTCGTGCATACGAGACGCACGGCACCGACGGACACGGACGCAGGAGACGAGCCGTTGAACGAGTTGTGCGTGATGAGGCGGAGGCAGATGATGTCTCCACGCTTGCTGGTGGGCACCTCGAAAGCCTCGTCACGGAAGTCATAGCGGACGTGCACACGGGAGCCGTGCGAAGCGACGATGCCTTCGGTTTCGGTGGGCTGGAGGTTGCGTCCCTTCAGGCCGTTGAGGATGACGTCTTCCAGTTCGTTGTTCTGGAGGATGCCATATCGCTCGGACGTGACGCCGATGACGACGTTGCTATCCTCACGGACGTTGCCCCATGCGTTGGCGGGGACTCCATCCTCGGTGAACAGGGGAACGGACTTCACGCTGAAGCGATGTGCGTTCTGCTCACGGACGATTTTGGCGACGCCGTTGCGGTGGTTGATGACACGTGCTTTGTAGAGAGCACGGGCCTCGGATTTGTTGATGTTACTCATGGTTGTGTTGTGTGTGGGTGGAAAGTGTCGGGCAGACAGGACTTGAACCTGCAACACCCTGCTCCCAAAGCAGGGACTCTACCAAT